CTCTTCCGATCTGTCGGCCACCCTCTCAAAATTTGGCTTTAGGGGTGGGGGGGTATCTCCGGCCGCCCTTTTCCGGGTGCGCGCGGTTGTGGCAATCGGCGCACAGGGCGCGGCCATTGGCGACGACGTAGGCCAGCTCCGGGTGCTCGTCGAGGTGCTGGATGTGATGGGCGACTGTCGCCGGGATGGGCAGACCATCACGCCCGACGCGGCCATAGCGTGCGCACTCCTCGCACAGGCCATGAGCACGTCGCAGCACCTTGGCCCGCCACTCCTTGTGGCGCGCCCGGTCGTAGTGTGGATTCTTCTCAGCGTGTTTCATACGGCTCCCATCCTTCCGGCGAACCATTGAACGGGTGAATGCCGTCGTAGTATGCCTTGTACCACAGGGCAACGTCACGGTCGCAGGTGATTACGGTATTCTCGCAGCGCGGGTTGGTGTTGATGTTGGCGCTGGATGTGATGGCGCAGTCAAACCGCTCGCCCAAGATGACCGCGACCTTGGAGTGATTGCGAAATACCCCGACGCGCCCGCCGGTCGCCTCCGCCGCCTGAGATAGCTCCTCTTGGCATAGCGCGTAGCTGGCCGCCGCGATCTCTCCCATGTAGGCATCCAGCCGCCGGACGTAGCCACGGCCGACCCACGAGGCGATCTCCGCCACGTCCTCCACGCCGTAGCACCAGCTGGAGACCATCAGGTACTCCGCCGGTTGTTGACGCATGGCGAAACGGAGGAATGTGAGGAAGTCCACGTCGCCGCCGGTGAGCACGTGGTAGACGCATCCGGGCCGCCAGTACCAGTCCGCAGCGGCTATCAGCGCCGTCTCGGAGGTAAAGCGGCGCTTGTCGAAGATCGCCTTACCGCGCTCGGTGTGGATCCGCATCCGCGTTCCCGGCTCCTTTTCCTCCGGCTCCTCCGCCGGTCTCTCCGGCTCCGGCTCCGCGCCCAGATCCATCTCCCCGCACAGGGCCATCAGGCGCTCGTAGTCCGTCCCATCCATAGCCGCCTCCAACAAAACAGGGAGCCAGCCGCTAGGCCGCCCCCTGTGTCTGAATCCCTGATACCAATATACCAGAAAAAACATTGCATGGCGTTACAACTTTACGGCTGGCCCAATGATCGGATGATCTCTTTTTCCCGGGCGCTCAACGCCCACACGGTGGCGGACGCGTTCTCAGCCGCAGCTCGTTCCGCCGCAGCCCTCTCCGCCGCAGCCCTCTCCGCCGCAGCCCGCTCGGAGAGCAGGAAGCCAGCGCCGAAGATCGTTTTCCCGGCCCGCTCCTGATCGTCCAGCTTCCGCACGAAATGGGCCTCCTCCGGCCTGACCCTGTAGGCTGTTCCGTGGGCGGCGTAGTACCTACAGCGCGCCGCCGTGACAACCTCTATCGGGTAGGCGTACTTTGGCATCTCTTTGACCGTCTCCCGGAGGTTGGCCTTGTTGGCCTCCTTGAGCCGCTGATAGAGATCGGGCGCGGTCTCTATCATGTAATCGCCTAAACTGGTGGCAAAGTCGATGCTGATGCTGGCCCCATTGGCAAAGGTGATGTCCCCTCCGACGATGACGTAGTGGATCCGCTTATCCCGCTTAAAAATCGTCGTCCCCTGCGCAAAGAGGAAAAACGGGATCCCCGCGGCCAAATAAAAGCGCTGAATGTCGCCGATGATGGAGAACGGCGGGTTGTCGATGACCACGCAGCCATCCGGGTACTCCTCCGCCTGATAATCCCCGCCCGGCCAGAAGGGCCGCACCACGGGCGTATCGGCCGGGAGGCCGTAGTGCTCAAAGACCCAGCTCCGCACCACCTCGTAGATGTTGTCAGGCGTGTAGCAGTCGTCCGTGGTCAATTTGGGCTTGAACTTGTCCGTAAACTTCTGATACTCCGGCGTGATCTCGCCCATGGTGATCTGTTTATGGCGCATGATGTCCCTCCTCCGCCAGTCTTTGGTTGATGGTGACCAGCGCGTCGCCGTGCCAGCGCCACGCGGTGACCTTGTCGCAGCACATGGCGGCGGCGATGGCCTCCCAGCGCTGGCCCCGCAGGTAGCGCCGGAGGATGACCTCCCGCTGGTTGGCCGTCTCCGGCCATGTGAGCATCTCCCGGAGGCGGCGCAGCTCGGCAGCCAGCGCCTCGTCCAGAGCGGCCAGTTCCTGACGCGCATCCGCGGCGCGCATCGCGTCCTCCGCCATGCGGTCGTAGCTGGCGGAGCCGCCCGCCGCCTTGTATGGCTTGAGCCTCACCGTGCAGGACGTGGCCCGGGCGTAGTGCTCCTCCACTTCCCGCTCCACCTCCTCCCGCTGGCGCAGCAGGGAGCGGTAGCCCCGCAGGGCCTCCTTGGCAGGATTCGGCGGCTTTTGGGTTTCAGGTCTGTAGGGATGTTCATTTTCCACTCTCCCCGCCTCCCTCCAGATAGGCCTCGATGGCTTCCGCCGCCCGCTCCCATCCGTGGCACAGGCTGACGGCGTACCCCTCCGCCATGAGCGCGTCCATCCACGCCACCTGTTCCGGGGTCGCCCGTCCGCTCCGCTCCCGCTTTAGCTCGATGTACAGGCCGTGGCAGCCGCCCCGGGCCACCGGCAGGCACACGTCAGGCACGCCCTTTTTCAGCCCCTCGGCCTTCATCCGGGCCCCGGTCTTGACGCTCCTTTTCCCCTCGTTGGGAATGTGGTAGAGCAGGTTTAGCTCCGGGCGCGCCCCCGCCGCCATCCGGGCCCACTGGAAGAGCCGCTGTTGTTCCACGCTTTCTGTCGGCTCTGGCAGGGTGTCTTTTAGGCTCCTTGGCATTCTTTTCGTCCCCCTTCTTCGGCCCGCCCCCTTTCAGGTCGCGGGCTTCGTCCTGCGGTAGCCCCTTCGGGGCTGTCCTCGGTCTCGGTTCGCTTCGCTTACCCTTTTTAGGCTTTTTGGGTTCCTTCGGCTCCCATTTTTCCGCCATACAGGCGTAGTCCACGTAGTAATAGCCCAGCACGTCCACGCCGAAGCGCCAGTCCGGCAGGAGCCGGTAGCCCTTGGGCGGCTTTGGCTCGCCCAGACGGGGCTTTGGCGCTGGCTTGACCTTCTCCACGGGCCGGGCGAGGTTCCGGCTGGCGTGCCAGCGGCGCTGATATTTCCGCCGCGGGGTCTTGAGCGCCGGGTCGCCGTGCTCGTCCGTCTTCCGGCGGCACTCCTTGTGATCGGCGGTCAGGTAGCGGGCCAGCTCCCGGTAGTTGTTCTGGTCTTCCAGCGTGGAGACCGCCACCCGGCCCCGGTCGCCCCAGACCTTGACTAGCTGTTCCAGCGTCAGGCCTCCGTTGAGGATGAGGTGGGTATGCCAGCGCCCCTGTTCCTCCGTGACTGCGATATACTTCAGCTCGGAGAGGCCCAGCCGCTTCCGCAGCCGCTTGAGCCGGGCGATCAGGTTCCGCTCCTCCCGGAAAGCGTCGGCCTCGGTGATCCGCTCCCGGTGGGTGACGGTCACAAAGAGGTCGCCCGCCGCCCGGCTGAAATTACACAGTTCCAGCCGAAAGAGTTTCTTCCATGCGGCGACGGAGTTGAGCTCCTCCTGATACTCGGTGGTGTCCCGCTCTACCGGGCCCCTTGGGGTCTGTTTTCCCGGCGACCGCAGGGCGTGGTAGCGGTACACCTCCAGATACGGCCCCGACTGGATCCGTTTCTCGTAATAGCCCATGTCCCTTTCTTCCCCTTTGGTTCTTTCTCCCGGGAGGGCCAAGGGCGAGTGGGGGAAACCTGACGTTTCCCCCGGTCGCCCTATGGCGTACCCCCTCCCCCTTTTGTCGGCCCGCCCCGCTTCGCGTCGCGGGCTTCGGCCTCCGGGAGCCTTGGCGGCTGTCCTCGGCCTCGGCTCCCGATGGTCGCCCTCCTAATATATGCATATCCGTGCATATGTGCGTATAGTTAATTGTGTTACAGGGTCGCATAGGGCGCTATCCGCCCCGCGTCATTTCGGCGCGTAAAACCCGCACTTGTCGTCCAGTACCCCCTCCACCGTACCGAAGGCCGCGCATTCCCGCCCGATCTTGAGAAAGAAGGTCGGGCGGTAGTGGGCGCAGCGCTGGCAGCAGAGGGGGATTCGTTTTGTCGGCCCGCGTCCTTCTGGGGCGCTTGGCTCGGCACTATCTGTAGGCTCCGCAGGTGTTTCTACTATATATAGAGGGTCACGGTTCATACCAATCTCCCGTGACCTCCCACGCTTCGGAGATCAGGTCGTCCGCGTCCGGGTTCCACCGCACGGCTGGCGGTCTCTTGCTTCCCTCCACCCAGATCAGGCAGCAGTCCGGCGAGGTCTCCGGCTTGATGATGATCCGCCGTTCGTACCAGCGACGGGCGATATTCTTCCCCTCCGCCATGGCTCGGCGGGTGGCCTCTGTGATGGTCATTCATCTTTTTCCTCCCCGGCATACAGCGCCCGCTCCCGCTGGATGGCGCGGGCCTTGTCGCAGATCCGGCCCAGCTGGGCTACGGTCTTCTCGTCGCTTCCCCAGTCGATGTTCTGGGCGATGGCGGCCACGTTCTGCATCCCTAGCTTGACAACGATCACGTGCTTGGCCTCGCCGGTCTTGTTGTCCCAGCCGGTCTCCCGCAGCCAGTACGTGTGCTCGCTGGTCAGGCCGATGGGCTTGAGGTACTCCGGGCGGATGGCATAGCACTCGTCCCGCAGCGGCTCCAGCAAAAACTTGTACTCCCCGCCGCCGATGATGAGCTGAATGCCCATCTCCTCCAGCGGGCGGTCGCTGTCCATGTTGTCCTCCATCATCGCCGTCAGAAGGGTGCTGTCCGCGTCCTCCGTCAGCACGTGGCAGTTTTTCCATTTTTCCCGGGGCACGTCCAGCACCGCCAGCAGCGTCTCCTCGTCCATGACGGGCAGCCCGTCCATGGGGTAGATCGCCCGCCCCCGCACGCTCAGGTGCTGGCGGACGATCTGGCTTCCCGCGTATTGGTTGAGCAGCGTCAGGTTGTAGGCATCCTTGCCGATCAGCTTTTGTAGCCCTTTGATGGTCATTCTTTTCCCCTCCCTATCAAGTCCACGATATTTTTGAGCGTCAGCACGGCCCAGTAGCCGACGATCCACGGCCACATATTCCACCCGGCAATCAGCCCCGCGCACACGGTCAGGGCGATAGCGGCCAGCGCCAGCACCAGCAGGGCGGAAAGGCGTTTTGGGGTCATGGGTGGGCCTCCTTCGGGGGCTCCGGCAGGGGCATCCAGTGGGTGATGTGGTAGGCCAGTTCAAATCCCTGGAATGGTTCTACCCATGTCTCCCTCCCGTCGGTGTAGCGGTAACGGCGCGTAATGCCAACCACGTATCCTTTGGCCTCCCATCTGGTGGCATAAATAATTACGTTTTCGTCCGGTTCCGGCAGCCTGTCCTTGACGCTGATCCAGTCCATGCTCATTCCTCCATTTACTGCTTACTCCAACGGATTTTCTTTTCTTCAGGCCAAAGGGATTCTTGATGATACCTTTCTCCGCTCCATTTTAATCCTCCCGCCTCACCATCACATTTCCATCCTGCCGCTCGGAGGCTTGCGCCAGATTCGCTTTTTAGCGTGTAGGTTACAATCCGCTTGTATCCAAGCGCCCTTGCCGCCCGCCAAGAAGCCGAATAAAGCATCGAGCAGGCATTTTTCGTCCCGTTAGTGCAAAGGCGGTTGACCTCCAGCGTCAACTTGTCATCAAAATATCGGCTTACTGGCCTGCCAACCATGGCGACCCCGCAAAGTTGGCCGTCATCATAAACAGCAATCGAAAATTTGTGCCCAACCGGTCGCTTGTGGTGCCGGTGATGCTCGTCTACATACCGCGCCGCCTCTTCGTATGTAATTGGTCGAAGCTCAAGCACGTTTCATTCCTCCCACTTCTCCGCCGCCATCTGCTCCGGCGTAGCCTCAACAGCGGGCAGCGCGGCGAGCATGTTACATAATTCGATGATGTTATCCACCGGGTCAAGCGTTCTCCGCCCGGCAGATATCGCATCTTTTCCGTACTTTTTGATCGCTTCTATGGCTTCTTTGTGCTCAATCAGGTCGCTCATTTCCCGCCCCTCCATACATAGCTCTCGCTGTCGTGGCACTCATGGCACGTGCAATGGTGCTTACAATCCGCGCAGTCGCAGTCGCACAACACATCCAGCGTATTGTTCACGCAGCTGTTGCATGGGTAGCCGCTCAGCGCCGCCCGCAGAATATCCTCCGCCGCCATCTCTTTCAGCTTGGTGTTTTCTGCTTCGCACTGTTTGTACGCGCCATCACTGATAGTCAGCTCCCGCTTGGCCTTTTGGGCGGCGGTCAGCAGCTCGTCCAGCTTGGCAATGGGCTTCCCGGTCAGGGCCTCGCACAGTTGGCAGTAGAGGCCGTAGGCGGCCAGCGCCCGGTCGGCTTCCGCCGTTTGGGGCTTTCTTGGCGCGGTGGATCGTCCAGCGGAGGTCTCATGCGCCCGGTCGGCCCTGTCCATGACCCTTTCCAGCCCGTCCTCCGCCGCCGTTTCGCTCTTGGCGGTCACAGTGGCGGTCTCGCAGCCGCAGCTGAGGCAGGTGTAACAGGCGCTCCACTTTCCCGCATCGTTTGTGAGCAGTCGCGTCATGGGATGGGCGCAGCGGCGGCATTTCCTTCGTTCCATCGTCCTTCCTCCTTTTTTCAATCCGCTCTCCCCCGAAATATCACCACCGCCGAGGGAAACGGCGCATTGCAATTAAGCCCGTTAAATCTAAGTCGTCCCCGCACAAAGCGCACCTCCCCGCGCATAGCGTAGTCATGCCACCAGCCGGTATCTGTCCGCGCAGGTACGAGGCACACCACCGTCGCACCACTTTGGGCGGATTCATATGCCTTTTTCATCCATTTTCCGATTCCGCGTCCGTATGGCGGGTTCATCCAGCAGGAGCCCCTCCACGTTTTTTCCAGTCCGTCGTCCGCTTTGGTGTAATATTCGGTGCATTTGGCATTTTCCGGCGTGGCGCATACATCCACGTCAAAGTGGAACTCCGCATCCAGATCCTTAAAAAAATCAAGCGGCGTTTCCCATTCGCAGCTGTTACTTGTGTACATCCCTTTGTTCATGCCCATTTGTCCTTCCTCCCTTGATTTGATTTCTCGGTTTGTTCGTGGTATAATACAAGAGTCCTATTTCCTTTGGTTCTGGCCTCGGCGGTTTCGCCGGGGCCTTTTTTCTGCCCATAAAATAGGCCCTCTTAAAGCGCCGGTGACGTACCAGATCTCCGTGCGCCAGAGGGCCGCCCGCCCCGAAAAGATGGTGAAGGGGTAGGGTCGGGGTCATGCCCCTAGGAGGTGATGGCACCCCATGCCTCTGCGGCCCACTCCACGCCTGCGGCGCGTTGTGGGCTTCGCCGTTGCGGGTGCGCTTCGCGCCGTCCTCACGGCTCGGTGCTTCGCACCCTTCTGAGGTGCTACCCGGGTGTGTCCAGCCCGGGGTTGGTGGGGCGGGCGGGTGTCGAACCCGCACCTTCGCCGCGTTAGCACAGCCGCGCGCATTTCGGCGACGTTCTTTCCCTGATGAACTCCCAGCCCCATGTTATCCCCGCTCAAAGGGGATGACCTCCACGTTCCCGCGGAGCATCGGCTCCGGTCGGCGCAGGGTGTCGAGCCACGCCGTCAGCTGGGGCTCCAGCTCCTCCGGGGTCTTCCGGCGGACGACGGCGTAGGGGAGGCCCCACCACTTCTGGGCCCACGCTTCGCACTCGTTCAGATAATCCGTGGACTGGATCGCCCTCATGGCGGCTCTGGCGGTGTCCTGTGCGAGGATCGTCCGGGCCTGTGTGTCCATGGCCAACGTGCTCATGGGGTCTCCTCCTTTTTTTCGGCCCACTCCACGCCTGCGGCGCGTTGTGGGCTTCGTCCTGCGCTGGCGCTTCGCGCCGTGCTCGTCCTCGGTTCGCTGCGCTCACCCTTTTTTTCGGCCCGCTCCACACCTGCGGCGCGTTGTGAGCTCCGTCTGTGGGCTCTCCCTTTTGGGGGCTGTTCTCGGTCTTGGTGCTTCGCGCCTTCCGGCAGATATTGAGCCAGCGCCGCCCTAGCGAAGGCCTCGGCCTGTTTCCGTTTCATGGCCTTCTGGATCTCTTCGGCGGCGATCTTCCCCACGGCCAGCTTGTACACCCGGCAGGGCTCCGGGCAGGTGAGGCAGTCCGCCCCGCAGCCCAGTTCCAGCAGCTCGTGTATCTTGAGCCGCCGCAGCCGCTCCATCCCGTACTCGCAGGGGCTCTCGCACTCGATACAGGCTCCGAGGTTCAGCGTCCAGCGCCGCCCGTCGGCCTTTCTCTCGGGCACTTTCCGGCCCTTGTAATCCACCGCGTACCGGGCGTTGTAACAGAGCTGGCTTTCCAGCGTCTTGACGCTTCGGATCTTTCGCGGGTCGGTGCAGGTGTGTCGTGGAGCAGTGATCGTGTCCGGAGCAAAGAGGTGAGTCCCGAGGTCAAAGCGGGTCGCCATCTGGCCCGGCACGACATGGAGGAAGTCATGGCTCTTTATCATACGAGCCACCACCGCAGGAAGGCATAGAGAAACATTCCCACCGCCGCCATGAACAGCAGCACGACCTCCCAAGTCTTATCCGGCGGGCACACCGGCGCGGCCATCCGCCGCAGACGGCGCTTGTAGCGCAGCAGGTTGAGGCCCGTCCGGGGGATAATCTCGATGCCGTGATAGATAGCCGGGCCTGTCCACGCTCTCAGCGCCGCCCGCTGGCGGTACGACCGCATTCGCAGCTCTGTCATGCTTTCGCCGCCCCCTTGTCATGGCTCCGGGCCTTCCGCAGGTCATCCTCCAGCCCCTCAAAAAATACGTCCATGGGGCTGACCATATAGTGGCGGCAGAACGCCTCGATCTCCCGGCTGGTGAAGTCGTTTTTCCCATGGCGCTTGTTGTACAGGGAGGCCATGGAGATCCCCATCGCCTCCGCCGCGTCGATCATCTTCTCCCCCGTCAGTGCGAGGATCAGGTCGAATCGCGCTTTGTTGAACATGTCCTTGTCCCCCTTTGGCTTGTGTGATATGCTTTGGTCATCTTATGGATGGAGGGTCTTTGATGTCCGATCAATATACGCTTCTTCGCCGCCTTGACCGCGGCGGGCCGCTTCCACTTTCGTCCCTTTCCCCGCTGGAGAAAGGGCAGATGAAGCTCCTACGGGATGACGGTGCAGTCGTTTCCGGCTTTGAGACCGTCAACATCACGCCCGCCGGGCGGGCGCTGTTGGCCGCGCACCGGGCCGAAGTCCGTCGGGACGCCATCCGGTACTGGATCACGACCGGCATCGCCCTCGCAGCGCTGGTCAAGTCATTCTGGCCAGAAATCCGCGTGCTATTGGCGCTGCTATGGCCGCCAGCAGGGCAATAATGCTCAGATACAGCGGCAGGTTCGGGTAGCGCCTCGGCCAATCCCGGAGCGGCGCTGGTTTCTTCATGGTTTTCCTCCCTCCGCCAGCGTCACGCGCTGGCCTTGTTATCGTCCTTCTGGGCGCTCAGTCGGCCTAGCTCGTAATATGTTTGAGCGAACACAATGTTTCGCGCCACTTCTTCGGCCTGAGCGTCCGTCATTTGGTTGACCAGTTCGGCAATCTCTTTACAGATTTTCGCCCGCTCGTCTCCGTGCATCCCGCTCACCTCCTTTATCCCTGTGTCATTATTATATAATACCTCTGGTATATTGTCAACAACTTTTTGTTGCCCTTGGGATATTTTTGTGGTATAATTTATGCGTAGGAGGTGATAAGCCAGTGAACGAGCGCATCAAAGCGATCCGCGTCGCCGCCGGATTAACTCAGGCAGCCTTTGGTGAGCGGCTGGGCGTAAAACAAAACACGATCGCCCGGTTGGAATCAGGTGATCGTGTCCCGTCAGATCAACTCGTCTTGTCCATCTGTCGCGAATTTGGGATCTCCCGCCGCTGGTTAGAAAACGGCAAGGGGGAAATGATCGACTCAAGCATTGAGAACGATATCCAGATCTTGACCAGAGCCATGGAGGGCCAATGCGAAGCAAAAAAGACCATCCTTCGCGCCGTCGCATCCATGCCGGACGACTTGTTGATAGAAGTACTCAAGTACCTCCAAGAAGCACAAAAAGACCCCCGGACGTAGTGTCCGGGGGTCTTCCCTGTTGGGGGGTTACTTTAACAGCATTTTCAGCAAGATTATGAGCGCCACGATGATTCCAGCCGCGATGATCTTGTCCTTTTTCTGTTTTTCTTTTTTCTCGGCTTCCGCCTGTTTCCGCGCCGCTTCGGCGCGTTTTTCGGCTTCCGCCCGGTCTTGGATCGCGGCACGGGCGCGCGCGGCTCTGGCCTCTCTTTCCCGGTCGACGATCTCTTGTCTTTTGGCTTTCTCCAGATCCTCTTTGTGTTTCTCGTCGTATTCCTTTTTTTCTTCGTCGGTCGCCAGAAAGCGCATCACGAGACGCGCGCCAAAGTTGAGCCTTTCGCCGTCCGCGTCCGTCCCTCCGCCTGACACTTCAAAGCAGCTGACACCGGCGTATCTGTCCCAGTGGGATAGGACAAAGGGAAGCTCCGTTTTCGGCACATAGCCGACCATTTCCGGCTCCTCACCGCCGCGCACCCAGATTTCGACCGCCGGTTGACCCTCAAACTCCGTCAGCTTCGGGCCCAAGTCCCGCTCGGCGCAAAAATGGTCGTATGGCTCGTCCTCCCAGTAGATCCTCCGCAGGATGGTTTGACGTGACCGGCGGCCATTTTTGTGCGTCACTCCCGCAACGTGCATTTCGCAATAAAGACAGTTGTCCCTGTACCCGATCAGTGGCATAGACGCGTCCTCCCTATGGTTCTTTTTTTCATTTTAACGCGGGTCTGTGGTTTTTTCAATCCCCCCGTGTATTTCCAGCAGGGTCTCGGCATAAATTTCCACCTTGTACAGGTCTAATTGGCACAAACTTTCCAGCAGCGCCAGCACGCGGGCGCGGTCGTCGGCGCTCATCGGCCCACCTCCGCCCGGTACATCATCCGCACGACGCGGTAGATCTTCCGCAGGATCTCCGGCGTGCGGATCTCCTTCACCATCCGCAGGATCTCCTCCTGATAATTTGTCATGTTTTTCTTCCGTCCTTTCCTCTTGTATTTCCGGGCGAGCCGTCCTATAATGGAGCCAGTGCAAGCGCTGGCCGTTGCTGATACTGGTGTATCACGGCGTTATGCGCGGATGCAATCCCATCTTTCTGGCGGTCGCCAGCATTCGACAAAATTTTCTCAGGGAAAGAGGACAGAAACATGGACAAAACCGAACAGGATCCTATGCAGCCGTATGATATGGACGCGCTCCGGGAACACGTCAGGGCGGAAATGGCCCGGCATGGCATCACCTCCCAAAAACTGGCCGATCTGACCAGAAACTCGAAAGGCACCATCGACAACTTTCTCAATACTTCGACGGTCCCCGCCTTTGACCGGGTCTTCGCGATATGTGCGGCGCTTGGCATTCCACTGGATCCTCCGCCGGAGGAAATGGAGGATCCCCAGCCCGAGCTCAGCTATGGCAGTGAGTACGTCCCCGACATGAAGGCCTTCCACCGGCGGGAAATGGAAGCAATGGAACGAAACGCCGCCGTCACGCTGGAAAACATGAAAGAGGCCCACGCCGCGGAGATCGAGGCGCGGGAGCAGCACCTCTGCGCCGAAGTAAAGCAAATGCGCATCTGGCGCATGGTGGCGCTGGTCTCGCTTGTGATCTTGGTCGCCATCTGTCTATGGTTTGTCTGGGACGTGACCGGCGGGGATCGTGGATTGATCCGCTACGTCCACGCGGCGATCGGCTCGCTTGTCAGAGGGTGAGCGGATGAAAGCTGTTATCTACGCCCGCTACTCCAGCGAGAAGCAGCAGGAGATCAGCATCGAGGGGCAGCTCCGGGTCTGTCAGGAGTTCGCGGCCCGTGAGGGCTACGAGGTCGTGGACACGTACACCGACCGCGCCCTGTCCGCCAGCCGGGACGTGGAGCGCCGGGAGGATTTCCAGCGGATGATCCGGGACAGCGCCCGCCGGTGCTTTGACGTGGTCATCGTCTACAAGTTCAGCCGCTTCGCGCGGAATCGGTACGACAGCGCCATCTACAAGGCCCGGCTCCGGCAGAATGGCGTGAAGGTGGTCAGCGCGTGCGAGCCCATCAGCGCCAACCCGGAGGGCGCGCTGATCGAGGGCATCTTTGAGAGTTTGGACGAGTTCTATAGCAAATCCCTCGCGCAGGACGTGACGCGCGGGATGCACGAGAACGCCACCAAGGCCCTGTCCACCGGCGGCACCATCCCGCTGGGCTATGTGTCCGTGGACAAGCGGCTGCAGATCGACCCGGCCACCGCGCCCGCCGTCCGGCTGGCCTTTGAGCGCTACGCCGAGGGCATGAGCCTCGCCCGCATCGCGGACGAGCTGAATGCGCAGGGCTACCGCACCCGGGCCGGGAAGGCGTTCAACCGCTCATCCTTTAACGCCCTGTTATCCAACAGGAAGTACATCGGCACCTATCATTATAATGGCGAGGTGGAGCTGGTGGGGCAAGTCCCGCCCATCGTCGACCCCGGCACCTTCCGTCGGGTACAGGAGCGGCTCCGCAAAAACACGACGGCCCCCGGGCGCACCAAAGCCACGATCAACTATCTCCTGAGCACCAAGCTCTACTGTGGCGCGTGCGGCAAGCCCATGGCGGGGGAGAGCGGCCACAACCACTCCGGGATGCGGTACTACTACTACGCGTGCAGCGGGCGCAAGCGCCGCCTCGGGTGCAAGATGCCCACCCTCCGCAAGGACGACTTGGAGCGGCTGGTGGTGGAGCACGCCCGGACGCTCCTCAGCCCGGACAACATCAAGGCACTGGCCCACGCCGCTGCGGCTGAATATCAGCGTCAGGCCGAGGACGACAGCGCCGCCGTGTCCCTCCGCCGCCAGCTGGACGAGGTGACGCGCTCGCTGGACAACCTCCTGCGCATGGTGGAGCAGGGCGCGGTCTCCGCCACGCTGGTGGGGCGCATCAACGAGCTGGAGGGGCGCAAAGCCAGCATCGCCGCCGAGCTGGCCGAGGAGCAGCGCGGCGCGCCCGAGCTGACGGAGGTGGATATCCTGCGGTGGTTATCCTGTTTTGCGGATGGGTGTCTGGAGGATGAGGATTATATGAGGAACGTCATTGATATGTTGGTGAATAAGATCGTGGTACAGCAAAACCCGAACCAGAAGGTCTCTGTCCTCGTGGCCTACAATCTGGCGGGCCGTGGGGATGAGATTTCTGGTTCGGGTTTGGTGGATGTGGTACACCAAGCCCGGCATAATCCGAACCTTTGCACCAGAGCAACGGAGTCTTGCATGACTTTCCTATTATATCATGGATGCGCGATATTTCAACTGGCGTCGTAAAAATTCCCCCTGCCGATGTGGCAGGGGGTCTTGTTATTTGCGGACGATATAGCGCAGATAGCGCTCGACCTTGTCCGGCTGTGCGTCCGCGTCGCGGATGAAGTCGGCGGCCATGTCCGCGTAGAAATCCGGGCTGTGGATGCCGTAGCGCTTGGCCGTGGCGGCGTAGTCGCTGTACATGGCGTTGGCCACCGCGTAGAAGGCCCAGAACTCCGGGCCGTCGGTGGGAAAGCCCTCCTTTTGCGCCAGAGGTTTCAGCGCTTCGGGCGACCACTTGCCGCCGCGGGGATGGTTGGGATCCGTCCCCTCCATGCTCTGCACCCAGCGCATGGCCGACTCTTGGTCGATCTCGCCGGAGGATTCCTCCGCCGCTGTGGGGGAGTCCATCCAGACCGTGCCGGTGGCCTTGATGGCCGTGGGCTTGTGATCGTCCGCGCGGGTCATGCCGCCGTCGTAGTGGGCGGCACCGAAGCCGAGGCGGCCTCCGTCATAGAGACCCGCTCGGGGCGGCTCCGTGTAGTCCGGCTGATGCCGATAGGGATCCGCCGTCATGCGGCGCTCCATCGGGTAGCCGTAGGCCTCCGTGCGCCGCTCTTCCGGCCAGTCGCGTTCCCGCCGTCTGCGAGTCTCCTCCGGGCGGCGTTCCTCCTCGCCCTCCTCGCGGGGGCGGGTGAGCATCCTCATCGTGATACCGTTCACGTCGTGCCACCTCCTGCCTCAGCGGCGGGAGCCGTCCCGTTGATGGACTCAAGGGCGTTATTCGGCGCACAGGCCGGGCGGCCCAGCAGCCTGAACGTCCCGCCGGTGCCCGTGGTGCTTACCACGGTGGAGTACTTGGTGCGCGTGCGGATGCCGCAGGCCGTGACCTGTGCGCAGTTACACTTGGTCAGCGGGTACTGGGCCGTCCCCGTGCCGATGGTGACGACTACGGGCGCGTTGATGGTGGCGGCGTCCGGGATGGACTGAGCCACGACGATACAGTACTTCTGGCCGTTTCGGTAGTTCCCCGCCGGGAGGTTGATAATCAGCGTCCCGCTCGCAAAGGTGACCGTCTGAGAGATCACCAGCCGGTCGCAGAGCCGACAAACAGTTTTACAGGCCATGTTCATCTTCCTTTCTCAGGGGCGGGATCGCTCCCGCCCCGAATTGTCACCCTTACGGGGATCAGCAGCAGCCGCAGCCGTTATAGCCCGAGTTACAGCCGCAACCGGCCAGAGGATTGGCTACCTGATAGGCAGGGACGGGGTAGGGGGCCACCCGGTTAATGATCCGGTTGGTCTCCTGACTCATCACGCCCGCCAGATAGTTGTTCTGGTTGGCCTGACTGGCCGCCAGCTTGAGAGACTGGTTCTCGGCCTGCAAGGTCGCCAGCTTGTCCTGAGTCAAGAAATCCAGCACGGCGCGAGTCCCGGCGCTCTGAGCGTCGATGATATCCCGGGCCGCCGTCTGGACGGTGTTGCGGGTATCGCACGCCTGAGTGGCCATGTTGTAGTTGATGTCCGCGAAGCCCCGCTCCATCTGGCGCTGGGTCTCACAGCAGCACTGCTGATTGGCCGCGCCCATGGTGTAGAGCTGTTGCATGAGGGCCGTCTGCTGGTTTGCCCGGGAAAGCTCCGCCTGAGCAAATCCGTTGGCCACGCTCATCTGTACTCCGTTAACGAGCTGGGCCTGAGCATACAGGCCGTCGCAGAGTCCGTTATTGACTCCGTCGATCTTCCGTTCGACATTGGCAAAGTCGCTGGTCAGGACGTAGCCGTCCACTGCCGAGCCCTGTCCGCCCCGGTTACCGCCGAAGCCGCCGTTGCCCCAGCCGAACAGCAGGGCAAAGACCACGATGATCCAGAGCCAGTTCCCATCGCCGAACATCCCGTTGGAGTTGTTTCGGCCCTCGCTTACGCCTACCGCGTAGCCGCTGGAAAAATCATTATCCGCCATAGTGTTATCGCTCCTTATCTTATATTCGCAGCGCGGGCCGCGCGCTCCCGCGGGTGCTTCATGATCTGATACCCAGCCCCCGGAGGATCGCCTCCGGGCTTGTCCCCCGCTCCCGGGCCATGTTCTCCGCCATCCGGCGGAGCTGGTCGGGAGTCTTACCTTGTACCATCTTGATGGCTTGGGCCATCATGGGGTCATTTCCGGCCAGTCGGCTGAGGATCCGGATGGGATCGCCGCCGCCCTGTGCGGCCTGCAAAAGCATCATGAGGGGGTTATTCATCCGCCGCCGCCTCCTTCTGGGCACGGCGGCGCGTCTTGAGCGCGTCGATCTGGCCCGTCAGCTCCGCCACCTGATCCCGCAGGGCCTGTACGTCGCTTTCCAGCGCGTAGGCCTCCGGGGCCTCTGTCTTTGGCTCGGGCCGCGCGACCCGGCGATACTCCGCAAAATCGGTCTGGCCCGTCTGGCTGTTAAACAGCTTGGTATAGATCGCGCCGTGGCTCACGTCCGGGAAGATCATCAACCCGCCCATGAAGTCCACCGGCACGCCCAGCGCCTCTTCCCGGCTGGTGACCATGCGACCGCTGAGGCCGCTCTGGGCCTGTTGGGCGGGCTGATAGGCGGGCTGTTGATAGGCCGCCTGATACATGGGCGGCTGGTAGGTCTGGGGCATTTGGTAGGGTGGGAAATTCGCCATGTTTTCACGCTCCCTTCTGGGGATATCTTCCCACAGATGGGGAGAGAGCGCCATGAAAAGGCGGCGCAAGTTTTCGGCAATTTTGGTACAAAATTTCAGCAAAAAACAGGCAAAAATTTGAAATTTCCTCTTGACTATTTATCAATTATGATATATAATAATACCGTAATCAAGGAAGGGCCGCGGGCGGGATAAGCCGCCGGGCATGGGAGATAGGACGATGCGAGGCACTGAGAAGCAGATCAAGTGGGCGGAAGAGATCCAGAAGACCACCTTGGAGACCATCGACTTTATGATCGACTACTCCGACAAAGAGTCCCGGAAGGTCGTCCCCGCTGAAAAGGTGGACGCGCTGATCGCCAAGCTGACCCGCGTCCGGGAGGCGCTGGTGAACGCCCCCTACGCCGGTGATATCATCGACTGTTTCAAGCTCGTCCGGGCCGACGCGACCATGCAGAGCCGGGTCGGCAGCGTGATGACCGCGCTCAAGATCAACGTCGCCGAAAGCGACTATCAGCAGAAGCTCTTAGACCGATAACACGCAAGGAGGAAAGATTATGAAGACTTTGGAAAAACTGGTGGAATCTATCAAGGCCCGGAATGGAGAACTCTACGTCTACACCCTCAACGACGAGCGGGTGAAGGAATACCTTCCCCGGATCGCCAAGATCTGGGACGACGGCGAATCCTTTAACATCTTTACGGCGGGCCAGCGGGTGGACGACGGCCCCGACGAGTGGGAGTATCTGGTGGCCGACGCGCTCTACGTGATGGAGCGGGAAGCCCGGCGGATATTTTTCGACAGTCTGACCGTGGAACAGGCCACGGCCATCTGTGAGGCTCTGATCGGAGATATGGGCGCGGTGATGATCGGCGGGATGAGGATCGGCGCGCTGGATATCTACGACTCTTGGCGCAGCTATCACCCGGACGAGCCCCTCCAGATGGACAGCCCGTATCCCGAAAATTGACGGGGTACGGGGGGATGGAAAATCAAAAAAACTTTCAGAAATTTTGAATTTTCTCTTGACTATTTATCATTTTTGATATATAATAAGCACGTAATCAAGGAAGGGCCGCGGGCGGGATAAGCCGCCGGGCATGGGAGATAGGACGATGAACATCAACGAGCTGAAAGAGATCGCCAAAAAGTACGGTATGGAGATCAGCCGGAACCCCATCACGGACGCAGGCCACGGCGTACACGTGACCACCGAGACCCTGATCCCCGAGCTGGACGCGCTGGCGGATGTGTGTGAGCCCGACGACGTACAGGTGGAGCGCATCTACGCCGCCGGCGAGTACAGCTACTACGTGGAGGCCCCCAAAAAGTGGTTCGACCGCTGGGGATGGGTCAACGACTAAGACGAGCAACGCCCCCGCCGGGCGGGCCAAAGCCCGGCAGAAGGAGAAACACAATGGAAACCTACGAGCAGGAGATCACCACCGCCGAGGATATGGTCGAGCTGGTGGACGACTGGCTGTACGGCAACGTCACCATGGAGGAAGCGGACGAGATCGTGTTTGACGGCGCGCCCTACTACGACGGCCAATGGAAGCAGGACTACCACGACGGCAAGCGCGGCTATACGCTGGTCATCGACGAGACCGGCGAGATCCGGCAGGAGCGGCATTGAGCATGAGCGCGATCTCCATTGAGACCAAAGACGGCAAGTCCTACATCACCACCCCCTACAGCTCCGTGTTCGTCCGCCGGATCCGCCTCATGGGCGGCAAATGGGACGCTGGTTCCCGGCGCTGGGTGATCCCATCGGAGGCGCTTCCGGCGGCGCGGAAGCTCCTGATGGATATCTACGGCGAGACGGACGTGGCCCCGGCGGAAGAAACGGCGACGGTGGTTGTGGAGTACCTCCACAACGTCTCCGCCGTGAGGGGATCGGTCACCCTCGGCGGCCTGACGATCGCCCGGGCCATCGGGCGGGACAGCGGGGCGAGGCTTGGCCCCGGCGTGGCCTTTACCTGTGGCCAGCCCCGGAGCGGTGGCAGCCACATGAACTGGATGACCATCATCCCGGCTGGATGCGTTGTGGAGCTGTACCGCGTCCCCCTCAAAAAGGCCCAGCGGCTCATCCGCAGCAACGCCAACGAGTACAAGATCTCCTACCGGCTGGAGCAGCCGCCGAAGCAACCCCAGGAGTCCCGGCAGGAGCCGGAGCCCGCGAATGATCTCCAGAAACTCGACCGGGCGGCGCTGGTGGCGGAAAAACGCAGGTTATATGAGCGGCTGTCTGAGATCAACCGGCTCCTCGATTCAAAAAAGTCTAAGAAATTTCGATTTTCTCCTTGACTATTTATCATTTTTGATATATAATAATACCGTGATCAAGAGGGGCCGCAGGCGGGATAAGCCGCCGGGCGATAGGAGATAAAACGATGAACAGGAATTGGTACGCGGTACAGGTCGGCAGCAACTACGCCTCCGATAACGGCAGCACCGTGAAGCGCGAAGCGCTCCGCATGGCCCGGCAGGAGGCCAAGAAACCCGAAAACGACGGGCTTGAAGTCCGCATCGCCGTATGTTCCACGAACGACGATTATTGTCAGGATGAGATCATCGTCCGGGAAGGCTCGAGGATCTGATGAAAGTGTGTGAGGTGTGTGGCCGGGAACTCACCGGCCGCCATCGCTTTTATTGTTCTCCGCAGTGTCGGCAGGTCGCGCTGGGCCAGCGCGAGAAAGCCGCGCGGGCCCAGCTGGGGAAGCTTCCCGGCAACCACCAGCAGCCGAAGCCGAAAGTATGCGCCGACTGTGGCTCCACCTTTTACGGCTACCCGCGCTCCTACCGCTGCCCGGAGTGTCAGGCGGAAGCCGACCGCAAGCATAATGCGGAACATTACCAGCGCAAAAAGACAGGGCACGCACGGGAGATCGGCAGCGTGTCGCGCTGTGAGCGCTGTGGCGCGGAGTATATCGTGGAGGGCGGCCTCCAGCGTTACTGTCCCGCCTGTGCTAAGGAGATCTGGAAAGAGGACGCTCTCCGGCGCTACAAACAGAACAAAGACGCGATCAACGAAAGGCGCAGACCCAGCCGGGCGGAAGTCTACAAAAAAGCTGTCGAAAGCCGCGTCCGGGTGTGTGCGGTATGTGGCAAAGAATTTACCGCGTCCAGTCGTCGCCGCCTGTATTGCTCTGACGAGTGCGCCAGCAAGGCAAGCGCGGCCCGGCAGTCCAGTCGCGCCGGTCAGCGCGACAAACATTACGCGAAGCAGAGATCAAAGGAGGAACCTCATGGCAAGAACTAGTCCCCGCGCCCGTGGCGCACAAAGTCCCATCGCCTCCGCCCGTATCGCCGCCGGACTGACCCAAGCCCAGCTGGCGGAAGCAGTCGGATGCAAGCCGCTGGCAATTTCCCGCTGGGAGCACGGGTTTTGTTCTCCGTCCTCCCACGCGCTGAGCCTGATGGCGCAGACGCTTGGGTGTCAGATGGACGATTTGGTTCAAACAAAAAACGCCGGGGAATAATCCCCGGCGTTGGTTTTTACAGGTGGCTTTCTACTGTTCCCCGCCACCTGTTCACAATGTTTTGCACGGTTCTTGGGCTGATCCCGAGCTCGTCGGCGATCTGCTCATAGCAGATGCCGTCGAGGTATTTACGTTTCAGCGCCCTGCGGTCACGCTCTGAGCGCACCCACAGATCAATGACCCTCTCGTAATCCTGCCGCCCGTGCTCCATGGGTTAGCCCTCGGACTTGGTGCAGTTGGCCGGAGGGTCTGTGTAGCCCATGGCGCGCTGGCTGTCGCTTACGCCCTCGGTGGTGGGGTCTACCACCACGCCGAGGATGACCAGCACCCCGAAGACCGCGTTCACCACGGCCAGCAGCTTGTCGCCCATGTCCCCAAGGTCAATGGTAAATCCCATCAGCGCGGCAACGGTCTGGATGACCAGCAGCAGCGCCGGGATCAAGGCCAGCCAAAAGGCCTTGTTTTTCAATCGTACCGTCCAGTTGATCTTCATTTTTTTTGCTCCTCGCTTTCCAGTTTATTGATCCTCGTTTCGTGCGCGTCGATCCTGTGATGGGCGGATTTCGCGCTTTCTTCCACCTTCCCCACCCGGACGGAGAGATTGACGATATCGTTCCGCATGGCCCGCTGCTCCACCCGGATGTCGTCCACTCCGTTAGCGATACCCCGGAGGGTGCTCTTGACCTCGCCCTGCTCGGACGCTCCGCCCCTCGTGTCCCGGCGGCCTGTGAGGATCAGCATCAGCAGGGCGACGATCATAGCCGCAAAGGAGATGATTTCGCTGGTAGTCATTTCGTTTTCACCTCCTTTCCGGCATGAAGTTTCATATTTTCTTGATTTAATGGCACAAAATTTCATCCTTGTACCAAAAATCGCGACATCATCCATCCCGTCCGCCGGATGCCGTCCGTGCATAGCGCCGTGATCTGTGACCATTCTTCACCCGGCTGGCGGATAGTAACAGGTGTGTCGCTCCGCACGTGCCAGTACAGGTTTTCGCCCTGACTTGGCTTGTTCCGCAACTTGACCGGCAGGCCGTTGTCGGCGTACACCATGGCTTCGGTCATGGGGTCGACGGGTTCCACCGGCTCGGGAGCGTTCTCCGCCTCCCACGGACTGGCCCAATGCGTCCATGGGTAGTCCCTGACCGGCTGATGCACCACGCCGTAGACCGTGCCCCGGGCATGGACGCAGGTTCCGTCCCCCAGTGCAAGGCCGGTGTGCTGCATGATGGAGCCTTTCTGCCGGTACAGGTAGACCACTTCGCCCTCCGGCAGTGTGTCGATAGTGCCCTTGCGCTTCCACGGGGCCTTGCGCCACTGACTGGTGGCCCCGCTGGGCAGCTCCACCCCTGCCGCCTTGGCGGCGTAGCGGGTCAGCTGAGCGCAGTCCCACACGGGCCGCCCGTCCCACTTGGCCCCGGTGACGAGGATGTTCTGGGCCTGATCGGGGTACTGCTGGGCCTGTTGGCGCCGGAAGGCCGCTGAACACGTCTGGCCCTTGGCCCCGAAGATATACCCCTGTCCGATCTTCGACCGGGCAAAGGCGGCGGCTCTCTCGCCGGTCATAGCTCGCTCCTTCCCGCTGCCAGCAGCGCGGCCACCACAAAGCCGACGATCCCGCCGACCACAAAGCCAACCACAAATCCGATCATGCCGCCACTTCCTTCCACAGGCTTTCCGTTCCTGTCACGCCCGGCTCCCAGACGTTATTGTCCACAAGGCTTTCCCACGTCTTGCCGTTGTGCGTCACCTTGTCGCCCTTGGCGTATGGGTTGGTGCTGTCCGGCTGTACCCATGGCAGGATAGTGCCGCTGGGGTCGGTCAGTACCTTGGCCCAAAGGGAAGGAGCATCGGCAGGTTTCCACGTTTCCTGCGCCGTGTGAGGCTGCAAGCAGCGGTACAGATTGCCAGCGTACCGCACGCGGTCGCCCACGGCGTAGGTCTTCGTAGTGTCCCACAGGGGATACAGGGCGGTCACCTGCAAGGCCTGTTCGTCCGTCAGCATGTCCCCGGCCTTGTCCATGATCCCCCGAAGCACCAGCGCCGCGTCGTAGTATTTTCCCATTACTCCGCCACCTCCGTGTTATTTCCCACGCCCAGCAGTTCAAGCGCCGCCTGCATGTCCTCCGCGTCCTTCTGGGCCTGTTCAAGGGCTGTCAGCACGCGTTCTCTGCCCCGGTAAAAATGCTCCCCGTCGTAGGTGTCGCCGATGGCCACGGGCAAGTCTCCGCATGGCACGGCGGACGGGAAGTCTTCGGCATTGGCCGAGTAGAGCCAGATAATGTTGGTCACGACTCCGTTTTCAACTAATGCATAGTTCATTTTTTCACCCCCTGTGATTTCGGATGATGACGATCCCGGAACCGCCCGCGCCGGTGGTCGTTCCGTTGGCGGCTCCGCCTCCGCCGCCTGTATTGGTTTCTCCGCTTGTACCATTACCCGCGCCGCCTCCGCCATTACCACCGGCTCCGACGGTCGAGCCCCATCCGCCGCCGCCGCCCGCGTACAAGTCGCCGGTGGGCTCGCCAAATTCCCGTGTCGTCTTCCCCTGTCCGGCTCCGCCAGACCAGTACTTGGAGGCTCCGCCGTCGGCACCGTCCGCGCCGCCAGCGCCGCCCGCCACGTTTCCTTGTCCGTTTTTCCCGCCCGTGGCTCCGCCGCCGGAGGCACCTCCGCTTCCTTCACCGGCTCCCTGTTGGCTCCACGATTTTCCACCTTGTCCTCCAGTAGCGGATACACCCAGCGCGGACGTTGTCCCACCGTCGTTTCCCTTTACACTTGCGTTCCCGGCCACGCCAGCGCCTCCCGCGCCGATCACGACCGGGTATGCCACTCCCTTGGAGACGGTCTTGGTCTCGGTCGCCGTGTAACCTCCGCCCCCGCCGAAGCCAACGCCGCCGCCGGAAGCTCCGCCGCCGACGCAGAATACATCTACTCCGCCCTTGGCATTCCCCAGTTTGGTAAAGGTCAGCGTCCCGCTGGTAAGCAGCTTGATCCGCCAGTTTCCGCCTCCGTCGTCGATCAAGGAGGCGTTACCTGTGTACGTGTACTCCGGCATTCCTGTTCCGCCCCCGGCGCTCCCGCCGGGGAAGTAACTGATAATGCTCATGTCATCCCACCTCCATGATGAGGATCGGCAGCGCCGCCTCCGGCTTGTCGCCAAAGGCGCTGATGGTGATACTTCCCGCCGCCTGAGCCGTGGCCAGCAGCATAGCGGCGGCAGCCGCTTCCATCTCCTCCGCCGTCACTGTCGGCGCTAGGCCCACGATCAGGTGAGCGTCCGCCGCCAGCCCCGTCACGGTCACGGTCTGGGTGTAGGGGGCGCTGTCGCCCGTCCAGCCCGCCGCCGTCAGGGTGGCTGTATGTTCGGTGGCTCCGCCCTGTGGCCGCGCTTCCAGCGCCTCCAGCTTGGCCTGTACGGTCTCTCCGTCCGCAGCGGCGATATCCGCCGCGCCCAACGTGACCGCGCCGTTCTCCGGGCCTTTTCCGTTCACCGTGGCTACCTTGGCGGCCACGGTATCTTTGAGGCTTGTCAGGCTGGCTCCCACTGTCTGACTCTCCCCGGACGCGACCGGGATCTGATCCGCCGTCGGCATGGGGTGGACGTGGTTACCGCGCGACAGTCCGTTGGCCGTACCGGGCGACGCTGTCCCCAGCGCCTCCGGCGTACCCTCGTAGTAGTCCACACCGTCCACCGCGCCCGTGTCGCCCCGTGGGATCACCAGATTCAGCACCGGCTCCTCCGCCGTCCCGCTGAAGCTGGCGCTGGCCTGTGTCCCCGGCGCGCCGGTGGCCACCGTCCCCATGGTGAGGTTTGGGGTCGCGCCCGTCGCTCCCTGTGGGCCGGTCGCTCCCTGTGGGCCGGTGGGGCCTTGAGGCCCTTGAGGGCCGGTGAACTCGCCGTCCGCCTTGGCCTGTAGGAGTTCATTTTTCGCCGCCGTGGCCGCGGCCGCCGCGGCGTTACAGTTGGCAATGGCCTGTTCCAGATCTCCGTAGCTTGGGATGGAGCCGCTGGGGTCGATGATAACGCCGTCGCCGCCCCGCTCAACATAGCCGGACAGCCGCATCAGGCTCCGCTCCCGGCTCCCGTCGTTACAGCGGATGATGAGGACGAAGCTCCCGGCGTACTTGTAGCACTGATCCAGCAGGGGGATGGTGATCGTCCCGCCGCTGACCGTCCCGGCGCAGCGGATCTTCGCCCCGTCCACAGGACGCTCGAACTCGCCGAAGGCCGTCGCCCCGGTCAGAGTCGCCGCCTGTCCGCCCTTGGTGACGGCCAGCACCACCGTGTCCGCCAGCTTGTCGTTCTGGACGAGCAGCCCCGGCACGTTGAGGTTGACCAGCGGGTCGTTCAGCTCGATTTCATACCGCGCTACCCGCGCAACGCTCTCCGCCATAGTCATCCCTCCTTCGCCAGCTCGACCAGCACGTTTCCGCCGTTTCGGCTGATCCCGCTTAGTCGGGAGTAGCCCGCGAAGTGCTTGTCGCCCTGATTCTCGTCGATCCGCTCCAGCCAGTCCAGCCCGTCAAACTCCGCGGCGATTTCCGGCAGCCGCCGCCCGTCCGCGTATTGGAGCATCACGAGGTCTCCGAGCTGTGTCGGCCCGCCCAGATAGGCCGCTTCGTATTCGTGTCCCTTACTCGTCTTGATTTTCATTTCGGCTCGCCTCCGTTATGGTTTTCAGCAGCTCCCGCAATGTCTGGATGCTGGCCAGCAGGTAGTTGAGACTGTTTTCCCCATGAGTGTCCACCTTGTTCAGCGCTTGGATGACGTTCTCAATGATCTCTTTCATCAGTCGTCTATGGCCCTCCCTAGATACACAACTTCTTTGGATGACACGCTCCCGTTGGAGTTCTTTTTGGGGGTGAGTACGGTCATGTGGGCATTGCTCCCGTTCTGGTCTTTGTAGTAGATCGTTCCCTCCACGTAGCGGGGGAACGATACGCCTGTTACAAAGGTTTTGGTTTTCCAGCCGCAGTCGTAGTTGATAAGCGACACGTTGGTCGCCTGAAAGGTCTGTGTGGTCAGATTGTTGATGTCCATCCGCTGGGCTTGAGCCGTCCCCGCGAAAAACTTGTTGATGTTGGCCACTTCCGCGCTCAGGTCGCTGGCCGTCACGTAGCCCTTGAGGTTGACCTTGTTGGCGCTGATGGTGATGTTCTCGCTGGTCTGGTTGATGGAAGAGATCACGCCGTTTTTGGAGACCTTCAACTGGATCTCGGCGGCCTGACCGTCTATGCGGATGTTGGCGGACGAGATCGCCTCGCCGTTGGCTTCCACCTTGGCCACAAGGCCGATGGTGGTATCCGAGCCGTTAAGCAGAATCTCCGTGCTGCTCAGACGCTCCCCTTGGCTGGCTAGGAGCTTTTCGTTGGCTGTGATCCGCACCGTGGCCTTTTCCAGCTTGATCTCCGTCTCGCTGATCTTGTTGGCCTGTTCGTTGATGGCGATGGTGTGGAGGCGGATCAAGTCCATGTTCTCCACGATCAGCTCCTTATTCTTCTCGGCGCTGTTCCCGGCCCGGCCAGCGCCGCCCCGGGCCTTGGCAAGGTCGCTCTTGATGCTGGCGATCTGTTTTGTCAGGCTCTTTTTCCACTCGTCCTTCTCCGCTCCCAGTTTGATTTTGGTCTCCTCCGGGCGCACGTAGTCGCGCTCGATGTCCACCACTTGGCTGGTAAAGGTCTCCCCCTGTCGTGTGATGACCGCCACAAGATCGTAGAGCCGGATCTTACGGTGGCTCTGGCCGGGCAGCATCTCCATATCTTGGACGGTGGCCGTCCCTCCGATGATGGGCTCCCGCTGGGCTTCCAGCGCCTCCCACGTCTTTTCCAGCAGCTCCGCCGCGTCGGTGATCTGTTGGTCGCTGAAGACCATCTCTTTCCGCCCGTACTTGGCCAGCGCGGTCTCGTCAGCGATCCACGTCTGGCCGGAGGGTTTGTCCGCCGGGTCTCCGCCCGCCTTAGTCCACGTCACGCCCGCAATGGTCAGCCGGGTAGGGTCGTTTCCTTCGCCGGTAGCCTTACCCACGCCGTAGGCCACCGTGCAGGGGCTCCCCGTCCGGGTCAGATACACGCTCCCCGCGTCGGTGGCGCTATCGAAGATACGGCCACGGAAGATGGGCTCCATCTCCTGTAGGTCAATGCAGCGGGCCGTGATGGCTCCGCCGCTGAAATCGTAATAGGGCACGACCCGCACCGCGCACGCCGTCGCCATGTCCCGCAGCGCTTCCCACGCCGTCTGGTAGTACACCGTCAGCGTGGTTTTCCGCTTCCCGGCAGCGGTGGCCCGGATCTCCCACGCTGTCCCCGCCAGCAGCGCCGCCGCGCCGTCCGCCGGGGCGCTGTCCGTCAGCTCCACGTGTTCGATCACCTTTTCCGTCAGCTCCGCCGCCGCCGCGTCCGTGGCGGTGATTCGCGTCACGGCCAGCAGGTCGTCCTCCTCCGTCTCGTCCACCTCAAAGAGGCGAAAACGCCCGTCCACACAGCGGAAGCCGAGAAATTCCCCCGGGCGCACGCCCGCGCCCATGGTGACCTCGGCTTCCAGCTCGTAGTCCGCCTCTTTGTGGACGAGCTCGCTCACGCCGCCGGGCAGCACTTTCCGCACTCGCCGCGCCGCGTCGAAGATATACACTACATCCATTCGTTCCGCCAACTCGCTTCCATCTGGCCGCCGTCCGTGCTGGTGATCTTGTGTACCCCCGGCGTAAAGCCGGGCCGCCACAGACTGGCCGTATAGTCGATCATGCTCTCCGCATGGGATCCGTTGACAGTCAGGCTCCCGGCCTTGGTGTCCATCTCCACCACCGCCTCCGCCGTGAGCGTCCCCACCAGCGTCAGAAAGGCTTTCCCGTCCAGCTTCCACACCAGCCCGTCACTTTTCGTCGCGAGGTTCTGGCGGATGGTGGGGCGGCATACGCCGTCTCCGCTGACGGCCATTTCCGCGCCGCCCGTCCCGCTGGCCCGGCTGATATAGGTGTCATGGGCATAGGGGCGGGGGAGGATGAACGTCACGTCCACCGTCGCGAAGCCGAAGGTAAACTCCGGCGCGGAGATACTTCCCAGCACCGCCTCGTAGGCCTTCCCCGGCCAGTTGGTCGGCTCCAGCTCTCCTACGCCGTCTCCGGAACTAGCAGCCCATCGGGCCAGCCGCGACCGGGCCTCCCACGCGTCGTCCCGCGTCCGACAGGCAATATTGATCCGCGCCAAATACTCCCCTTGTTCCGTTCGTACCGCCGCAAAGGTCTCGCCGTCCCAGCCTTGGACGGTCTCCACCGTCCGCTCCGGGCAGCCCGGCGGAATCTCCTTACTGATACTGATCCGCGGGTGGATGTCCCGCACGTCCACGCCGTTAAACCTCATCTCGCTCCCTCCTTACGGCAGCCGAGACGCGCGGCTCGACTGTCGGCCCTGTATGGCGCTGATATCGCTGGCCGTGGCCCGCGCCACCTCGCGCCCGTTGATATTCAGCGGGATTGTCACGCTCAGCCGGTTCCGCCCCAGCGTCCCGCCGAAGTATCCGCCGTTACTCAGGCTGTACGATGGCACTGCCCCCAGCCCGCTCCCAAGGCTGGCCGCCGCCGCGTTGATACGGTTGACCCAGTCCACCGTCGTAATATACGCCGCCGCGAATCCCTTACTCAGCCCGTTTTGGGCGCTGATCCCCACGTTTTGGCCCGCCACGGCGGCATTCGCCCCGGCTGTATTCATCCCGTCGGTCAGCGACGTGTCCAGACTGTCGCTCATGTCCATCCCCAGTTTTCCCATCTCGTCGATGACCTGTTGTTTCTGCTCGGCCGTCAGCCCCAGCTGTTCCAGCCGGTTCGCGGCCTCATCCTCTCCGCCCAGCGTCCACCCACTTGTCAGCAGGTCGATGGCGTTCTGTAGGCTCTCGTCGTCCAGCAGCGCGCCCTCCGCCTCTCCGATGAGTGCTTTCGCGTATTCGCTTCCGGCACTTTTCCCGGCCGCTATAGCCGCTTTTTGGGCTTCATAGTCGTTCGGGAGATAGTTTTCCATTGTTTCTTTACTTGGCTGATTTTTCAGAGAGCCCTCTACCGCCGCCCGTGCTTCTTCGTCCGATTCGCCCGCGTGGGTTCCAAATAGCCCAAAGATCCCCAGATCGTGAATGTCGTCGATAACGCCGACCGCTTTTCGCGCCACCGCTCCGATTTTTTCCACGATGTCTTCCAGCACCGGCATCAGGTCGTCTATGGTGTCGCCAAGCAGTTTCACGACCTCCGTCGTTTCTACGGTTATTTTCGTTGTCAGCGGCTCCAGCTTTTCCGAGACTCCGGCCCACGCGTCGGCCAACTCCAGCTGTGCTTTCGCCGCATCCTGTAGGCTCGATGTTTTCTCGTTGTACGCATCCAGATTGGATTTATATCCTTTCGGGGCTACGTAGGTCAGCGCCGCAATGGCCTTGGCCTCCGTCGTTCCCGCGTCGCTCATTACTTTTTCAAGTTCTTCGACGCTCCCGCCCATTTTTTCCACAAAGTTTGCGAAAGCGCCTGTCGGCTTTCCTGTCGCCACCGACTCCTGAAAGTCGCCGGACAGCTGCTCAAGTTTAAGGGTGTCCTTAAACATGATCGAAGCATAGGAGAATATATCCGTTGCTTTCTCCATCCAGTCGGCAGTAAGACCCGTTTGCATCAGGTTTGTCATTGCTTCAACAGAACCGTCGAAGTCGCCCGAGAACGCCGCCATGTTGAACAGCATCTCTTTCATGGCATCCTTGTTGTGCTTTCCAGCTTCTGCGGCTACCTCGTATTGTTCCATGACGCGGCGGTAGTCACGGTTGCTCTCCACAAATTCCGTCATGCCCTGTACAGCGCTGGAAATGGTTTGCGTCACCGTAGCAGCCACCTGAAAGCCTACGCTCCCCTTGATGCTCCCAATGTCCTGTTGTAGGTTTTCGATCAGGTCTTTGACGCTCTTGTTGGCTTCCTCCGCGCCGTCTCCGATCCCGTCCTCGATCTGTTTCCCGACGCGTCTACTGTCCCGCCCAAACTCCTCCGCCTCCTTGTCCGTGTCTTGGAGGCCTTTTTTCATGGTCATCAGTTTGGCGGTGGCATTGCTCAGCTTGATTCGCCACTCGTCCGTTTTCGCACTGTTGTTTCCGTATACGGCGGCGCTTTGCCGCACCGCATTGACCAGCGCGTCCACGACCTGCTCCTGCTGGGCGATCTGTTCTTTCAGACTTCGACTTTTCTCCGTGTAGTATTGCTGTGCGTCGCCCGTTACCTTAAATTCGGTCGCAGCCGCTTTCAGGTCTGCGTCCATAACGCGCAGATTTCGGCTCGCGTCCGCCAGCGCCTGCTTAAAGGCTTGTTCGCCGTCCAGTGCAATGCTGGTCTTGATCTCCCGCACCGCCATTACTCGTCACTCCAATCCGCAAGGCGCTTTCTCTTGATCCCGTGCAGCTGGTCGTCATAATCCCGCCGCTGCAAATACAGCTCCATAATCATTGACGGCGGGGTGGTGAGCGCCTCCGCCCGACTGAGCCCCGCCGTCAGCCCGTAGCCCAAGAATCTGATTGCTTTCAGGCTTCGGCGTTCGTTTTTTTTTCGAGCTCTTCCAGCACTACGTCCGTAGCGCCCTCCGGCTCGTCTTCGTCCCGGGTCATCCCTTCCACAAAGGCCGTTTTCGCCAGCATGGCGGCCTTGCTGGCCTGTTTTGGGGTCAGGTGCTCCCGCAGCCATTCTACCGTCACGGGCTCGCTCCCCCGGTCTCCCGCCGTGGCCGTGATGGCCGCCAGCTCCATACTGACCTCCATGGGCCGCTCGTTTTCTTCCAGCCGCCGGTTCATTTCGCTCAGGCTCCCGAAGGCCGTCTCCACATCGAACCACGCCTGTAAGTCAAAGGCAAAGCGCAGCTCGCGCCCCGCCGCTCTCATTTTCAGCTCGGCCATTTTTAAGCCCCCGCCACGTTGGCCTTGGTGTCCAGCCACGCGATCGCCTTAGACTCCTCCGTAAAATCGGCGTAGTCCCGGAACTTGCTTTTGCCCGTGGAATCGTTGACCACGGCCATGATGTTGCCGTTGATGGTAGGAGTTTGCCACGTGATGCTCCCCGCCTTGGTGTTGGCCGTCTCGTTGGCCATGGAAAGCTGGGTCTTGTGATACCAGTACGCCCGATAGCTCTCAACGCCGTTGAGCCTCCGCACCCGGTAGTAGCCAAGGCCCACATAGGGCGCAGCCTCGCCCGTCTCATGGAAGACCGTCGGAGTTTGGCTTTCTCCTGCTGTCTTTTTGACCCCCAGAATTTTTTCCGCCGCGTCGTCGCTGATATCGTCAGTGTTGAGGTCAATGGTTCCGCCCGTGATGCTGTTGTCGCTCTCCTTGAGCGCGTCGTTAGCATACAGGCCCTCGGTGTTGCGGTTGATGGTCACCGTCGCACTGATCGCCGCGCCGATCTCCACGCCCGTGTCATAGGTCACGGCCTGACCGGCTACTTCCGTTTTGATCGGTGCGGCTACAACGTGCTTCATACCCACAAATGCCATTTAGAGTCCACTCCTTTCAATTTCCTTGCTCATGATGTACTCCATGGCATCTATCGCCTTTGGAGTCCCTGATTCTTCGATTTCGTCCACAAAGTGATCGCCTTTTTTGCTTTTCCAGCCGTAATGCAGCACAAACGCCTTTTCTGCGTTTCTGACCGGCTTTTTCCGATGCTCTTTTCTTTCCGCTCCCTGCGGATAGACTTGGATTTCTAGGTTTCCGTCCTTGTTGATTTTGGGCTTTGTCGCCTTGACGCTCCGCAGCATTGCCCCGGTCTCTACGTGGCCTCTGGCAATGATGACCCGATTCCATGTCCCTATCAGGATCAGCGCGCCCGCGTGCAGCATAGCCTCCGCCATTGGGCCGGTTTTCTGGCCCAGCAGTTCAAGACCTTTTGCAAGGCCGTCTATTCCCTGCACATGGAAATTAGCCATCTCACCACACCTCGCAATCGAACAGGTGCCGGATGACCAGATCCTCGCCGTCGCCCTCGCTGTCCATCAGGTACTCCACGGCCACGTTGTCCCGGTGCTGTAGCAGGTCATAGAGCGCCGCCGCGATCTCGTCGTACTCGTCCCGCGTGTATCGCTCCACCTGTACTTTCCATCCGCCTTGATTGATACCATCCGCCGAAGCGTCGATGCGCTCATACTCGGCCCACGTGGTATAGTTCCCGCGCTTTGCGCTGACGTGGTGCTTGACATCCGGGTCTACCGTCGCCAGCAGCCGCCCAAACTCCGGCAGTGTCATGCTTCCACCGCCTTTAGGGTCAGGTCGGTAATGGGCTGGCTGTTATCGTCGTCGTGGCCGTGATAGGCCCGTGTCACGTCGTAACGCACGCCGGTTTTTGGCAGCGCGTCCACGTCCGCCAGCACTACCACCGCGTGGTTGTCGATCTGGCGGTTTTGGTAGATTCGGATTCTTGAGCTGGCTTCTGTGTCCTCGCGTTTGCCGTTGGGGTTTACAGGCACGGTCTCAAAGTCCAGCTCCCCGTACCAGCTCTTTGCCAGTACGGTGTATTCGTATTTCGGCATTCCGCCGCCCTCTGATACGTCCTCCCGCTGAAACACAGTGCAGATACCACTATCAAGGAGCATCCTCATGCACCGCCCTTTCCGCCAGCCATCGTTCCCGCCGGTATTGGGCCAGCCACGGAGGCATGGCCCCCGCACTGTCCCTGTTCAGATATCGCCACACGGCCAGATTCGTGAGGAGGAACGCGTCGTCGGCGCTTCCCTCCCGGATGGTGATCCCCGTCCGCCTGAGTTCTTCCTCCGCCGCGTCGATCAGCACCAGCAGGTAGTCGTCCATACTGGTATCGCTCTGTAAGCGGTTTAGACGGGATTTGACCAGCGACAGCACCGTCGTTTTGTCCATGTGCGCCCTCCTTTCTGGGAATAGGGGAGCGGGCGCGAATCACGCCCGCTCCCGTCTCTTAGCTCTTGGTGACCGTCACCTTGTAGGTTCGCACGGTCGTACCGTAGGTCACCTTGATCGTCAGCACGTTAGCACCGGTCGCCCACGTGGCAGAGCCTCCGTTGGTCACCGCCGTAGCGCCGTTTTTGATCTCGATCTTAGCGCCAGCTTTGGCCGCCGTGGCGGTCACTTTGGCGGACGCTCCTGTGGTGGTGCTGGTGTATTCCAGCGTCTCCGGGTTAAATTTGGGAGACAGGCTCAGCGACCCTACTTCCAGCTTTTGCAGGGCCGCACTTAAGGGTTTGCGGTATCGCTGGCAAAGGTCACGTCGTCAGCGTCCGGCGCAGTACCGGCAATGCCGATGCCGACGAAGCCCTCCGCGATCACGGGCTTACCGTCGTAGCGGGCCGTACCGCGGAATACGGTCTGATCCTCGACGAAACGGTAGTGCTCACTGGTGGCCAGCTGCACGCCCGCGCGCTCGGCCAGCACATACAGCTCGCCGTAGCCGCCGATGATCTGGTTGTCCGGGATGAAGTTGAGGGTCTCGATCGTGCCGCCGATGACCGGCATCACGTCCTGCATACCCGTTACCAGCGCACCGGCGCTGTTGAGGCTCATGGCCTCCACGGTCAGCTTGAGCTTGGTCGCCTCGTTCATGGCCCAGAACTTCGCGCCGCTGGCGTAATCGTTTCTGGTCGCGCCGCTGATCGTCGCGATCTCCTTAAACAGCTCCACGCCGGTCTTGTTGGTGATGGCCTTGAGGTTGGTGGTATGCAGATCGGCCCACGTCCGCTCGTTGGTGGAGTAGTCGCTGGGCTTGCTGGTCTGTGCAAGTCTGGTCACGATACCTAGCGGCATTTTGGTGCCCGTGCCGTACAGGATTGCCTTGTCCAGCGCCAGACCGATGGCCCGGCCAATGGCGGTCAGTACCTCCGTGGCCAGCGCCACGTCGCTGTCCTCAAGGAGCGCATTGCAGACGGGGATAAAGCCGCCCACCTTGTAACCGTCCATCTCCACGTTTGTGAAGGTCATGGCCAGCTCGTTGAGCTTGGCGCACATTTCCGTCCACACGGCCTCCGGGATAGCGCCCGCCACCAGCATGCGGCTAGTGCCCGGCACCTGACGCACGGTTACATGCTTGAGCAGCTTGCTGCTTTCGGCGGTCTGCTGTCGGATAATGCCCAGCATCACGTCCGGGATCGTCAGATCGCCGCCGGTGATGCTCCGCTTTTCGCGGCCTACCTCGCGCAGCGTCCGCAGGAAGCCTTTCACATCCTCCCGCGCAAAAAATGCGTCTCTTTCCTGTACGTCCATTCCAAAGAATTTCCGATTCTCCATAGGTTTTTCAGCCTTCCTTTCTTTGCGGTCTTCCGCCTTTTTGCCGGTGGAGGCGCTGCGCTCGTTGATTTCTTCCAGCTCCTTTTCCAGCTCCGCGATCTGGGCCTTGATGGCCTGTCGCTTGGTCTCGTGTTCTTCTTCCTCCGCTGCCAGCGTTTTGTCGTCCTCCTCGTACTTGGCGAGTTCGCCGTCCAGCGCTTCCTTTTCTTCCGGGCTGGTTTCCTCGGTTACTTCCTCCACCGCTTCCGTCAGTTCCGCCTCGCGGCGCTCCATTTCGACCCTGCGCTCCCGCAGTTCGGCCTCTTTTGTTTCCTCCGCCGCCAGCTCTTTGTTCAGATCCCCGATCCTTTTGCCGAGGATGACCTGTCTCAATGCCATTCTTTTTTCAGCCTCGCTTTCATCCGTTCTTTCCAGAGCTCGATCTGCCTTTTTTGGATTTCCTGATATTCCGCCGCCCGGGCGGAAATGGCGGTCTCCTTGTACGCCGGGAACGTCACGCAGGACACCTCGTAGAGCTTTACGCGCTCTATCGTCCAATGGACGGCCCCAGTCCCCGGATCCACGTCCGTCCGCTCTTGGAGGATGTCGAAGCCGAAGGAGCATTGGCTCACGTCGCCCCGTTGTACCCGCGCATACAGGTTCATTGCGTCGCTGTCCTGCTCGTTGATCTCGATGCTGCCCCACAGGCCATGCTCGTCCACTCGCAGCGTCATGGTGCCCGCCGTCGTGCGGCCCAGCACCAGACGTGTCTCGTGGTCGATCAGTGCCCGGATGTCACCGCCCAGCGCCCCGTCAAAGGCGTGACGGTCGATGCTTTCCGTCGCCCCGTCAAAGATCTCGTAGTTGCTGTCGAACACGGCAAAGTAACCCTCGATTTTCTTTTTGCCGTTTTCCTCCCGCGTCTCAAAGTGAGTCGCACCGCCACGGGTCTGTCGTTCACTCCTCATCGCTCTCACCTCCTCCCACCAGTTTCCCTTGATCTCCCAGACGATCCGCTGGAATGTAGTTTTCCAGCGCCAGCAGCTCGTCCATATCAGGATCTGGCGCAAAGCCCAGCCAGTCGCGCCACTCATTCCGCCGCAGGGCCATGCGGTCGACCATCTCTTTGCCCGCGTTGACCAGCTCGCCGATGTCGTAATTGAGTAGGCTTCGATGGTTAAATCGCCAGTACAGATCCGGCGAATACAGGAGCTTTTTCGTCAATTCCTGTTCAATGCTCTTTGCTACGGCCATGACCCGGGTGGACACGAACCAGTTGAATTCCTCCCGCTTGAACTCGCCCACGCCCACCAGAAAAGGCGGTACGCCCATCATGGCCGCCACCGCCCGTTTGTCCAGTTCCAGCCCTTGTTTGATTGCCAGATCGTTCAGTGTCAGCGGTTTTACCTGTTCCACGCTGAAAGCCTCCGCCGGTATCATCCACGGCTGCCCCGTGTCGCTGGCATCCAGATATTGCTCCCGCAGTTTTGCACGGCCCTCCTTGCTGGCGAATTCCTCCGTCAGGCCGTCCACCTTGACGATGATCGACGGAGCCGGGCTTTTCATAATTGCTTCTTTTGTTGCGTTTGTCTGCCTTAGGCTCCGCACCACGTCCCGTAGCGCCACCTCAAAGCCTTTCCCTTGCCACGGCTGTTCTGGGTCTGGACGCAGGAGAAAGTGCAGCACTTCGTCCGGGCGGTACTCTCGCCCGCCCACTCGCACCCTGTAGCTCTCGCCCTCTTGTCGGAAGCTCGTCATGGACGGCGACACAGGCCGCAGGTTCTCCAACAGTTCGCCATTGTACTGCGGAATGGTTACCTGATTGCCGCGCAGGATCAACGTTGACACCAGCAAGGACATAAACGTCGCCCGCGTCATGTTCGCGTTTGGCGCTATGTCGAGCTTTTTGGCAAGCTCGTTTTTGATCCGCACGTCGCCCTGATCTGTATTCTGCATCAGATGGATCGTCATGCAGGAGATCAGATCGGCATAGACCCCAGCGCACATCTGTACCTCTGGGCAGGATGTGACCGGCTTGTAGCCGTCCCCGCACAGGATCGTCCACGCATCCGGCGAACATAGCACCCCAGACCTTTTTACTTTTCCGGGCTTGTCTCTGCTTCGCCCGGTGGGAAACCATTTACTCATCCAACCAGCTTTTTGCATCGCTTATCCTCTCCATGTCTTCCAGCATCCGTATCACCGCAAAGACCGACGCGTCAAACAGGTCGATTCTGTGCTGTGGCTGGATTTTCTCGTATTGGATCATGTCGTCCGTTTTTTCGATAGCTCGGACGTTTTGCACGCAGTACTCGTAGGCTTCGCTTCCGAGGTAATACAGGTGATTATTCTTCACCTGACTTTCGATGTGCCTAAAGCCTTCGCTTTTCTTGTAAAAGTACTGCGGTTGATCGACGATTCGGAAGCCAGCCCTTTTCATCTCTAGGAAATATTCTCGGCAGAACTTCCGGTCGTGTCCGACTTGGCGAATCTTGAAGCCATCCTTTTTTCGGGCCTTATACCAGTTGACGACGGTCGTCGCGTCGTTGGTCGGCGCGTTGCACATATCCAGCCAGCCGTCATCTCGCCAGCCGAACAGGGGAATATTGTCCTCGTCCGCCTTTTTGGCCGCCGCTACGATGGGGAACCATGCATGGGTGATGATGATATCGATCCCGTTATAGTGTCCCACCAGCGCCGCCGCCGTCAGGTCGTGCAGCTTGGACAGGTCGGTTCCGCCGTACCAGTCCGCGCGCAGCGCCGCCAGCGCCCGCATTTTTCTTTCCGTCGGCCACTCCGGCTTGATTCCCAGCGCTTCCTCCGTCCGCCTGTTGCTTCGCCGGAACTCCTCCACGTCAAAGTACGCCTTGAGCGCCGCCGTGAAGCGGTTCAGCGACTTGGCAAAGAAATCCTTACGCTGTTGTGGGTCGTTTTGAGCTTGCAGCGCATCGTTCATGATGTCCGCGGGCCGGATCGTGATCCCGTAGTTGGGGTTCGCTTTTTGGTGCTGGATCGGCGACGTGAAATCTACTTCTCCGTCTTCGTCCGCATCCGCGCAGCAGACGAAGATAAAATATGCGTCATCCTCCACCGTCCCGTTGAGAATCTTGCGGCAGTACTCCAAGCGCTGTGCGCAGAAGCCCGTCCCGTCGTCGCCCGCCGTGGTGATACCGATCACCAGCTTATTTGTGTATGCCTTTGTCGCCTCTTTGAGGATGTTATACTGCTTCGGCGTTTTGTAAGCGTGAATTTCGTCGGCGATGACGATGTTACAGTTAAAGGAATCCTGCTTGTCCGGGTTGGAGGCCAGCGCGTTTAGGCTGATCGACCCGCCCGCCAGATTCTCATGGCTGATACTGTGGCCGAAACTGTTGTTGAGGATCTTCCAGCCGTCCGCCTCCGCCTCTTTTCGGCTGCCGTACAGGCTGTTTTCTATGTTGTAGCGCCAGTTGTCAAAGCTTTCCATGGCCTGTTTAAGGGCCGCGCCTACAACGTACACCTTCGCCCCGCTGGCCCTCTCAAGGATCGCCAGCCCGTAGGCAATCGCCGCCGCGAATAGCGTTTTACTGTTTTTCCTCGGGATGAAGATAAACGCCTCTTTTACCAGCCGCTCCTCCGTCCCCGGCTTGAAGAAAATCAGCATGGCGTACAGGCAGAACTTTTGCCAAGGCTCAAGTAAAAAAGGCTTGCCCCGCATTGGCTCGCCCTTTAGGTTTTCCCCTTGTCTGTGTTTGAACGTCGCCTCAATGATTCCTATCACAAAATCCGCGTCCTTGGTTTTGATGTCGTACTTCCCGCTCTCCACCATTTCCGCGAATCGCCTACACCCAAGCGTCAGATCCCGGCAGGCTATCCGCTCCCCGCTGAGTACGCTCTGCACATATTCCCATACCGTCTCCGCATATTTGCCTCGCATCATCCGCTCAACGCCTTCAACGCCTCACCTAGCGTGCTTTTCTTTTCTTTTGCCATTGCCGCCTCATTGATCCGTTTGAGCGCCGCAGGGGTGAGCCCCAGCTCCCGCTCATGGGCTAGCAGCTGCGTGTAGACCTCGTCTCTCGCCTGTAAGAAAGGGTTTTTGACGAAGTTTTTTGCTCCGGCTTTGTTGGTATGCGTGACAACCACATTCCCGCCGGATTTTTCGAACGCTGCTTCGATCTCGTCCATCTGAACGTACAATTTCGCCGTCCGATTGATTGCCTCCATGTACTGCGGCTTGTATGTCCCCAGCTTTTGCATCCGCTCGATGATCGTCCGTTTTTTTCGCTCCATCGGCGTGCGTCTCGCGGATTTTTCCCCGGCTTTTTCGGGTTCTGTGTCCGTGCGCGCTCGCGCGCGCGCGTCATTGGAAGCTTTTAGCTCCACCTCGGCTTTACCCCCTCTCCTCAAAATTCCCCCACGCATATACAGACA